CCAGCCACTATCAACCGTATAGAAGGGGATTGCATCTACTTGTATGGTAAGTTTCCTGTTCCGTTGCACTACAGAGGTAAATTCTATGCGGTTGGTAAAATGAGCGATGGGCATACTCTTATGTATCTGGGTAAGAGAAGGCTGTATATCCTCATGCGTTTTGTGGAGCTTTTCCGAAAGATTGCTCGTACACCTGAGTACCTGGATAACACGCCAGTAGAACAGGAAGGTACGGAGGCTGTAAGTTCTAAAGAGGAGGTAGAGGATGGAATGTAGCGATATAACATACCGTAAAATCTCAGACCTGACGGTATTAGAGAACAATCCCAGGAAGATTACAAAGAAGGATCTGAATAGGTTGGTGGATTCCATTCGTATCAATGGATTTTGGAAGCATCGCCCTATAGCCTTATCGGAGCGTGATGGTAAGTTGATCGTACTGGCAGGACACCAGAGGATAAAAGCTGCAAAAAAGCTGAAAATTACTGAGGTTCCTACTATTCTGTATCATAACCTGACTGAAGAACAGGAAGCCGATATAGTTCTCAGGGATAATATCAATAATGGGGAGTGGGATTTTGCCATTCTCCAGCTTGATGATTGGAAGGAGAAAGCGGATTTTGATTTCATCGGTTTGGAAGTACCAGTAGAGGAGCATAAGGATGAGCCAGAAGATAAACCTGGTGAAGAGGAAGGCGAACAGGATCCAGAGGATGATGAGCCGATAGATGAGGATAAGATGGATTTTTATAATTCCATGCTTAACGATTGCCTTTATGAGAGCAATAACCAGTTTGATATTCCCAATCTTCTGTTAGAGCAGCAAGCTGGAAAACTCCTTTTGCCGTTTGCGCCCTGGGGAGCTGATAGCAGACTGAGGAAAGATGTTGCTACTTATCATTTTTACGTGGATGATTATCGCTTTGAAGCTATCTGGAAAGATCCTATCAAAGTTCTTACCAGTGGAGTGAAAGCCCTGGTAGAGCCTAATCTTTCCGTATATGATACAACGCCTATTGCATACGGTTTACAGCAGATCTATAAGAAACGCTGGATTAGTCGATACTTCCAGGAATGCGGTATCAAAGTATATGCGGATCTGAATGTGTCGGTAAAGTTCAGGGAGTATAACAAAATGGGATTGCCAAAGGGGTACAATGCGTTTTTCACTCGTGGTTATGCTGGTCGTTTGGAATATTTGAAAGGAGAGCTGGAAGTAGCCAGGGAGGTATCAGGTTTGCAAACTCCGAATTTGCTTGTGTATGGCGGTGGCGATGAGATCAGAGATTTCTGTATAGAAAATAGCCTGGTTTACGTCCAGGACTTTATTAACGATAAGAGTTCTAAGAAAGATGGCAAAAACAAGCGGAAGCAACGGAGGATTGCCTAATGGCGATTCTAATTACAAAGGGAAAATAGGGAAACTGGAGCCGTTGGCTACAATCAAAAACCCTAAAGTGTACAAGGCTGTAAAAGAAAGTATCTCACGTTTTCACTCTGTACTGGGTGTAAGACAGAAGGATATTAAGCTCGGACAGCTTGAATCTGGTACTGGCGGTGTTCACATTAGCCAGGGAGGTGTATCTAAACAGGTAGTTCTGAGTAAGTCTATTTTCAACGGAAAGAACACCACTACTCAAAGTGTAGCTGGATGGGCTGAGAAGGGCTATAAAAGCGGACACCTGACGAAAACCAACAAACCAGTAGCTCATATTGTTACTCATGAGTTGGCGCACGCTACCTGGAACAACCACCTTACCAATCCAAATGCTAAGGCTGCTACCAAAAGCGTGAACAGCCTTTATAAGAAGTGGAGTAATGACAAAGGAAAGTCTGGCTATGGAAAGTATGCTAAGACTAACGTAAATGAGTTCTGGGCTGAGGTGTGTACGAAAGCTGTTCATGGGAAAGCTGATAAATACACAAAAGCAGCTAAGAGTATTATTAAAAAGTACAAATTATAACCTATCTTTGTAGAAAGATGCTAAAAAACAGAATATTATGGCTAAGATTGAATTAACCGAATTACAGAAAGCTCTTATTCAAAAGCAGCTTAATGAGCAGTACGATCCCTTTATGGCAAGTGAGGAAGAACAGGAGGCTTTCAATGACGTAATAGACAAAGCCGAAGCCCTTGCTGATGAGCTGGATGCCGTAGATGATTATGTAGATAATTTCGATGGCGATATGATAAAATGGTTCTGGGCTAAATACCAGGAACAGGAAAAGTAGTAATTAACCAGGTAAAGTTTAATCAGGTGGGGATTCTATCTGATTTTTCTTTATTTCAGAATGGTGTATATATACGCCAAAACAACGGGAAAACAACGAATGGCACAATTTGAGAAAGGAAATACTAAAGGAAACAGATTCTCTTCTGATAACCAACCAGCTAAAAATGGTCGGAAGCCTTCGCTGTATAAACAGCTCAAAAATCTCACTGGTAAGAAGGTGGATTATGAGCTAAGTAAAGAGGATTACTTTAAAACGATCCGTTTCCTCATGGAGAGATCCAAAGGGGAGCTTAATAAGATTATGGCTGATGCGAATAAAGAGGATAGCACCACACCTATTTGGGTGTGCAATATCATTAGTGCTATTTTCTCTGATATTCGCTTTGGTCGTACTTCCACTGTTGAGATGATCTTTGATAGGATCTTTGGAAAATCAACCCAGCCGATAGAGGGTGATATAAATGCGAATGTTTCGGGATCCTTGGAGGCAGACTTATCTAAGCTATCTACTGAGGAGCTGTTAGTGTATCATGGGCTATTAGAGAAGATCAATGGCAAAAAGTAAGGACATACAGATACCGATAGCCCTTGCAGTTAAAATAGAGCTGTTCAAACGTGGCTGTTTTGACTTCATTACGGTTAAGGATGGTAAGAAGCATGAAAAGCAAGATGAGGCTTTGCGGATCCTTACCGATACAGAACACGTAGAGCTGTTGTATGGTGGTGCTGCTGGTGGTGCTAAATCATGGACTGGAGCCGCCTGGCTTCTTTTCATGTGCCTATGTTATCCAAGATCCAAATGGTTTATAGGTCGTGCCGAACTAAAGCGTATCACTCAATCCACTTTAATCACTTTCTATAAAGTCTGTAACCAGTACGGAGTAGATGATACCCTTTATAAGTATAATGGGCAATACAACTACATAGAGTTTTATAATGGTTCCCGAATAGATTTGCTGGATCTCCAATATAAACCAAGTGATCCTCTATATGAGCGTTACGGATCCACTGAGTACACTGGAGGCTGGATAGAAGAAGGTGGAGAGGTGAACTTTGGTGCTTATGATACCTTAAAAACCCGTATAGGTAGGCATTTGAACGCTGAGCTGGGATTAAGGCGTAAACTCTTTATAACCTGTAACCCTAAAAAGAACTGGATGTATGATACATTCTACAAACCAGCTATCAGGGGTGAGCTTGCCGAGTATATGTGTTACCTGGCTTGTTTGGTTCAGGAAAACCCGTTTATAGATCCCGATTACATAGAAGGGCTGAGGACTACCAAAGACAAGGTGAAAAAGGAGCGTTTGCTTAAAGGTAACTGGGAGTATGACGATAACCCGAATGCTCTTTGCTCTCATGATGCTATTGTAGCCATTTTCAACAACCTTCTGGCTGTTACTACAGGATCTAACTACTTGACAGCCGATATAGCCCGATTCGGCTCCGATTACGCCCGTATCTGTGTATGGGATGGCTACAAGGTTATAGATCTCAGATGCTACCCTGTTAGCAAAACTACCGACATACAGAACTGTATAAGGCACTTCCAGAAAAAGTACAGGATCCCGAAATGGAAGTGTATAGCGGATGAGGATGGTGTAGGTGGTGGGGTGGTAGATAATTGTGAGATCCAGGGCTTTGTGAATAACAGTAGTGCTTTGAATGATGAGAACTACTATAATCTACAAACCCAGTGCGGTTACAAGCTGGCTGAGCATATTAACGCTTCTGAGTTTGGCATAGATGAGGATCTGATAAGTGAGGCTGATAGAGAGCAGATAATTCTGGAGCTGGAACAGTTGCAAACCTGGAAGGCTGATAGTGAAGGAAAATTGAAGCTAAAGCCAAAGGATGAAATAAAACTGGATATTAAATGCTCACCAGACTGGAGAGATGTATTCTTAATGCGCTGCTGGTTTGATTATAACGAGTTCAATATTCCAGATGATATAGAGGCACGATTAGGAGTTAATTATTAATTGATTGAATTATGGGATTACTAAATGTTGTAGATGCGGTAAAAAATGAGGTGAAGGCTGCTGTAGGTTATCAGCAGAATTTCACGAGCCTGTTAGGTTCAAAGGACATAGCCAGGGCTTTGAGTATGATGCAAGATAGATCAGGTTTTGCCCAGAAAGCCCTACTGGAGTACAAGGTAGAACACCATGAGGTTATGAAACGCCAAGATAAGGCGGTGCTGGATAAGAAAGGGAATTTCCTCAGGTGGCAAAAACGCTGGAAAATACCTATTCCGTACCAGGTGTATATCAATGAAATTGCACTGGTATTCTTGTATGGCAGACCTGTTAAGTGGTTACAGCGTAGCAAAAATACAGATTATGCTTTTGAAAAGTATAACCAGCTATTAGAGGATTTGCGTTTTAATGCTCATGTGAGAGAGGCTAAGCGTGTTGCTGGTGCTGAGGGTACTTCTGCAATGCTATATCATGTTTATCGGAATAAAGAAGGGAAACCAGCCGTTGTGCTTAATGTACTATCTAAGCAGAATGGGGATGATATATTTCTCATAAAGGATCAGTACAAACGAATGACATCTTTTGCCTGGGGGTATTATCTAACTGAATCAGGAGGAAAAAGCGTGTACCATGTAGATATATATCGGGATGATACAGTTTACTACTGTAAACGCCTAAACATGGGCTGGGAGGTGAAAGCTATCCCTAACATGGTGGGTAAGATCCCTGCTATTGTGTTTGAACAGGAGCCAGAACACGAAGGCACTCAGCCTATGATCCATCGTGTAGAGAGCCTGGAATCAACCGATGCAGATGTAAACGATAGATTTGCTAACCCTGCTATGGTTGCCACTGCTGACGTGATTAATAGTTTGCCTAAAGCCGAAGAGGAAGCAAAACTCTTTATCCTTAAGAATGGTGGTAAGATAGAATACTTAACCTGGGATCAGGCTTCTGAGAGTAAGAAGAATGAGTATGAGCGTTTGGATAATCACATTCTCTCAAAATCTTTCACTCCGAATATCGACTTTGATAACATGAAGAGCCTGGGCAATTTGTCCGCTAAGGCTATCAGAAAGATCATGCTTCTTGCAGTCATTAAAGCGGATAAGCGAAAGGAAACTCACGACGGCTACATGAATAGAACAGGCAACCTTTTGCGTGCTATTCTGGGTAATGTTCTGGACTATCAGCATAAGGCTGAATATGAGGCTTTGAAGTTAGGGCATGAGTTTCAGGAGCCTTTTGGAGAAGATGTTAGCGAAACACTCGCTGATATATCTAAGCAATTCAATGATGGAGCCATGAGCCGACAAACCTATGTAGAGATGAGCTACCTTATCAAAGATGCTAAGGCTGAAATGGAGCGTTTGAAGAAAGAAGAGCTGGAGGCAATAGCCAGACAGAAAGAGCTGGAAAAAACGGATATTTTCGGGGAGGGTGAATAATGGAGGCTAAATTTAATAGGGGTGATATTGTGCGGATCCTTTCAAATGACGTGCAACCTCAATATGTAGGTAGAATTGGTAAGATTAGTAAGGTTTATCCTTCTTATAGTGAAAAGCTGGGCAACAGTTTTGTGTATCGTGTGAATGTTGGCGGTAAGCTACTCCAGGGTGTTGCTTGTGAAAATGATATTGAACTAACTAATAAATAGAATGGATATGAGAATTAAAGTACAATGGACTGAGTTTAACCAAATGGCTTATAGGTTAGCTTTAGAAACATACCCAGAGGCAAACCCGAAAGACTTTGAGCATACCTATGAGGGTGATGTTATTGATAAATACCATACTTTTTGGGGTATTCCTAAGTTTGTAGTAGCCAAGCCTAATGGTGAAATAACTACAGTAACAATGACGGATTGTAGGGTGTTGGAAACGGAGGTGTGAGCGTGGCAAAGAAAGTAGCTAAACAGGTAAGCCCTTACCACTGTAGGGATTGTGAACATTCATACGATTGGCACGAAAAAGATTGGAAAGGCGATCTATTCATGTGCAGGTGTCGCTTTTCTAAGTGGTGTAAGTTTTTGAATAGAGATATATGCGATAAGTTTAAGCTAAAGAAAAAGGATAATGGCTAAAAACGTAAATCCTACACAGTTACAGATAGAGCTGTTTAAGCGTACTGAGGGCTATGCTGCTAATGTGCGTGAGATCTATAGAGTTTACATGAATCGGCTTATTAACCTGGTAAAAGGTACTGAGCTGGAAGATGGTAAACCATTCTCTTTTTCAGGCTATGGCTATGGCGATGAGGCTACAGCCATATTCAGGGAAATGTACAGCCGTTTGTACCAGGAGATAAGGAAAGACGTAGAAAATGAGTGGATCCTTTCAAACAATAATAATGATGAGCTGGTAAAAAGCATCTTTGGAGAAAGCTCTATCAAAAACAATCTGTTTGCCCGATTTTTCAAAAGGAATAAGGAGGCTATGGATGCTTTCTTTGCCCGAAAAACAGGAGAGGAAGGGCTAAGCCTATCGCAAAAGGTTTGGAGGTACACAGGGCAATTTAAGGAAGAGCTGGAGAACTGTTTGGATCTGGCAATAGGTGAAGGCACTGGAGCGAACAAACTTGCTTCTAAAATCCAAATGTACTTACAGGATCCAGATAGGTTCTATAGGCGTTTCAGAGTAAAGGTAGGTGAGGATGAAAATGGAAATACCGTATATGGAAGGCAATGGAAGCGTAGAGTATATGACAAAGAGAGCAAAGGGTATAAATGGATAGATGATAATCCTAAAAAGTTTCATTCTGGTAGGGGTGTTTATAGATCCTCATACCGAAATGCTCAACGTCTGGCACGTACCGAAACAAACATAGCCTATCGTACTGCTGATTTTGAACGCTGGGATCAGTTGGATTTTATCATAGGTTACGAAATAAAGGTATCAAAAAATCATCCTCATTATGATATTTGCGATGAGCTTGCTGGCAAATATCCTAAGACTTTTAAATGGACTGGCTGGCATCCAAACTGTAGATGTTTTATGATCCCTATTTTGGCTGGTGGAGATGAGATAGAGGAAATGATAGAGAGGATCATGGCTGGAGAAGATAGAGAAGTAAGCCAGAAGGAAGAAATTACAGAGCTTCCTGGCTCTTTCTCCAGGTGGGTAAGAGAGAATGAAGATCGAATGAACGAAGCCAAAACAAAAGGCACTCTACCCTATTTTATCAAAGATAACCAAAAATCAATAAAGAAGATCTTGCACCCTTCAAAATAGAAAAGAGCCACTACCAACGCTGGTAATGGCTCTGGGCTACCAATAGGTAGCTATCATCAGCTCTCAACAGATGCAAAGATAGTGTTTTCTATACTGTTTATCAGCTTGTAAATGAATGTTTTCCCTGCCTCAGTCCAAACGCTTGTAAACATACTACTTATTCTTCCATTCTTTCTATTATAAGAAAGGCTTTTGGTAGTCATATAGCCTTTAATCTGATAAGCTGGAGATAATACCCATTGCCCTTGCTGCTGGCAAAGTACACCTTTCTTTGAAAGGATCCTGTTCAGTTTACAGGCACTTATGTTTAAGCCTTTGGCGATCTCCGTAGTAGTATAGGTATTTTCACTGAGTAAAATGTTATTGGCATATTCTATTTTAGGAGCCTGGAAGTTTAACTGATTTTCCAGAGCTGTTACTTTGGAACGCTCTTCTTTCAATGCTACCAATATTTTTATAGCATTATCTGGATCAGCTAATATACTATCTATGGTTTGCGTGGTTGCAGTCATTCCATACCTCATTAGCTCCTTTATCCGATCATTGCACCAGATAGCAAACTGAGGACTGAGCCAGCGAGCAAACTCCAGAGCTACATCTTCGTGAAACCATGTGCCTATACCGTTTATGGCTTCTACTAACCTATCCGATTTTCGGATAGCTTTCAATTCAGCTATAAATTCCTTTGTTGTAGGTAACTCTAACCATTTAGCAGGACGTTTACTAAACGGCTTAGCCATTTGGGTAGCGTTCACCATTGTAGCCTTTCCTATCTGGAATGTGATAGGATTCCCATTGTACTGAAAGATCTGATTATTCATAAATAGCCCTCCATTCTTCTGTTTTAAGATATTCAACAAAACGCTTTTTCCCTTCCGCAAACATCGCATCAAGAAAAGCCGAAAATTCAGGCTGGGTAAATGTGGTGATTGGTTCCCTTGTTGGGTGAGTAATGATTGTTTGGCTGTTACTGTTATTCTCAGACAAACTTTGTTTTTTTGTTTTCATTTCATGGACTGTTTAGCGATAGATGCCGCAGGAACACACCTTAAATCTTCGATAGTAGCAAAAAAGAACGGCTACCATTTCCCGTGTCGCTAAACAGTCCATGATCTTACCACTCCGAAGAGCAAAAAGAAAATGTGGGAAAGGCAGCCGCCTAATATTTATGTATGGGCATAAAAAAAGCCCATCATATTTCGTGAGCATTAACCGTACTCAACGGGATGATAAAGTTCATCGGACTGTTTAGCACCGCAAACATAGTGCATTAAAATCGAATCACCAAACATTTTATTTATAAAGTGCTGTTTTATAGTATATTTGGTGTATATATACGCTGCTATTTTAAATGTTTGCTCAGTTTATCTAATCTGTTTTCATATTCTGGATATGTTCCAAATACTTCTAAGGCTTTATAGATAACCCTTTCCTCGTTATCATAATCTTTAGCTTTGTGGTATAGCACCATGAGCCTTTTGAAAGCATGATGAGCAGGATAACATAGCTCTATGCACTCTTCATATACTCTTATAGCAGATTTAACCTTACCAGCTTTCTCAAAGGCAATACCACGATTGTTTAACTTAGCACATTTACTCAGAACCTTTGCTTTCTCATCGTATTCATGTTTCTGCTTAAGAGCTTCCTGGTATTCATACTGAGATAGCTCTACAAATTTATCTCCATTTAGAATAGCAGATAATACACGTTCTGTTATTGTTTGATATACTACACCCAATTTTTGAGCTTCCTTTATTGGTATTTTCATAGTACTACCAATTAGTTGTAATCCAATCTATGAAACCTTTATGTTTTGTATCGTGAGGAAATGTTATCTCTACAGTTTTATCACTGGTAGGCATATTCTCCGTAACCTCAATATATTTTCCAGAATATTTATCATAGTAAGCCCAACCGCCAGATCCATGAAGTAAAGCCACTACATAATATTTACCACATGGAATATTTACTTTATTTTGGCTTACCAAACTATTCCACTTATCAGGATCCTTATAATCAGGCATGACAGAAATATAATATTCTCCTGAGTTTTTTGTTTGAATTATTATAGGCTTTACACGTGTACCATCTTTCAATTCAAATTCATTATTATTCAAAAGAGTAACCATTTCTGATTTTTCGTTTGAATAGTCTAAGTACTCTCCAGAAGGTATGTTTATACGTTCTTCTTTAAATTGTTTGCCGTTACTTGCATCGAACAAAAAGAATTTGGCTTGTGCTTTGAAGCTGGGAGAAGCTGGATCCAACTTTGTATATGCGTAAAAGTGCATTTCTACATCTTTAGGAGTTTCATCTATTGGATCATTATCTTTTGAGCATCCCGTTATCAAAGCTACCAGGCAAAGCATTAGTAAAGTCCTCATAAGCGTTATATTTACAGGTTATTAATCTATCCTGATTGGCTACCCGTAAACACACAAAAAGCGTGGGCTTACTCCGTTGGATCAAGAGGTACGACCAAGCACCCGACAGCCCATAACAAGAGTAATGCCCACGCATAGCGCAGGCATTAGCACATTGTTTCTGAGGACTGTCTAAAAATTGGTCGTTTTCTTGATCCCTAAAACAAATAGCCAATGCTATATTAGTTCATATTTAATTATCTACTGCAAATATAACGGTATTTGTTATAAAAATGACCTGGATATGTTATTTATTTAGGCACGTAGCAAAAAGGGAGGCTGTTTAAACCTCCCTTTTACCTCTATTCGTCTGTTTTCGCCTAATAAATCCCATACGGATAGTACAAAACTTATTCTGGTACTCCACCTTATCCAGATCCACATTCCAGAGGCTTTCTTTTTTGATACCGATTAGATCCTCTGAAAGATCTTCATAGATAGCTGCCTTTGAGCCAAAATAGTAGTGCCTTTTACCTTTGAATGGTTCTTTTAGCTCTACATGAATAACCTTTTGTTCTTTCATACTCTATCTATCTTTAATTGGTACACCAAGTAAAACGTATTGGGTACATTCTCCATTTAGATAATCAATAGCCAAAGCAGCAATAGCCCTACCCTGTACTGTTTTAAGTTCCTCCAGTTTTGCCCTGGTTATATCGGTCTGTAGAGTTTTCAGTATCTCAATAGACTTTAGATAGCCTTCCTTTACTGGAGCATTTACAAAACGGTTTATCCTTTTGTCGTTTAATCGTTCCTCTATTTTGAGGATGCAACTTTGAATTTCTTTTTCGTCTATCATTGTTCTTTAATTTGAGGCTTTAAAATTGTATATTGGTTTTATCGTATCAATGATCTCTACTGTATCAGTGATAGCTGCTTTTATCTCCTCCATAGGCTTGTACGCTTGTGGAGCTTCATCTATAGTAGCTGTACTTACTGACGTGGTAAAAATGCCATTCATGGAGTTTACAAATTCATCCATTGAAAGCATTTCTTTTGCCTTACTTCTGCTCATAAGCCTACCAGCTCCATGAGGAGCTGAATAATTCCAGTCCTCACTTCCCTTACCTATGCAAATGAGCGATCCATCACGCATATTAATAGGAATAAGTAGCTTTTCTCCAAGCTCAGCACTTACAGCACCTTTTCTGAGGATCATACGTTTAAAATCAATATAGTTATGTATGGTTTCAAACCTACTTTCCTCCTGAAAGCCCATTTCTTTAATGATAATGGAAGCCATAGTTTTACGATTCAGCATAGCAAATCGCTGAACAATTTCCATATCATTCAGGTAGGATCTGAAATTATCGCCAGATAGATGAGCCAGTTCTTTATCTGCTATAGGCTTTTTCAGTTTCTTTATCTCGCTTTCAATATCCTGTATTCTACCCTCTGCTTTTAATTTGGCAATAAGATCCTCTCTTACTTTCTTCATTTCATTGGCACTCTGAAAAGCAAGATCCTGATAGTATTTACAAACATCTCCCCCCAGCTTTCTACTACCAGAGTGGATAACAAGGTAATACTTATTGTTTTTCTCTGAGTAATCAACCTCTATAAAATGGTTTCCTCCTCCAAGAGATCCAATAGAAAGCAAGGCTCTTTCCAGATCTACCTGTTTAGCGCATATAAGGCTCTCAAAATCAAAAGTGGCTTTCTGCGTTTCGTGAACATTAAAACCATTAGGTATTTTTGTTCGTATTACAGAATCCAGCTTTTCACAATCTATATGCTTATCCTTTAGCTCAATAGTAAGCATACCACAACCTATATCCACTCCTACCAAGTTTGGAGTTACTTTATCTGTAATAGTCATGGTTGTGCCAACAGTACAGCCTTTGCCAGCGTGAGAATCTGGCATTATCCTAATAATAGAATCTTGATAGGCTTCATAGTTAGCAAGTTTTTTAATCTGCTCGTAAGCCTCGTATTCAAATGTTTCAGCAAAGATCTTTACCTCTCTTCCTGAATTTGTTCTAATCGTTTTCATATCAAATATGATTGTTAATTACAAATATAGTTTGTTTTATTTAATATAACAAATAAATCACTCTCTTAGATCTTCTTCCTTTTACCAAGTAAAGTAACGTGCCTTTTTAGTTCTGATCGGAGATACTTGTTATCGGCTCGTAGCTCTTTGATAATGGCATTTCGTTTCTCCAGCTCTTTATTGTACTGTTCACGTTCAAATTGGGAAAAGGTTAGATCTTCATTACCAGAGGAACAGGTGCAATCCCTAATATCATCGCTCATCACTACCGACCAACAGCCAGGGATCAACACCTTACCAGCAATCTCATCATAAACATAGTGGCACTTCATATAACACCTCCTACTCTTATCCAAAGCATGAGTAATAGGCTAATGTTAGTACATCGTACTTCACCCGTACTACTGCAAACTGAAAGAAGCTATCCGTATTCGGTTGTGCATTGGGTACATCTATAATCTGGTACTTTTCACCCTCAATACTATAACCCTGGATCGTTTCATTATTCGCAAAATGCTGCTTAAGGCTATCCATGAGAAGGTTGTAGTAACTCTCATCAAAAGCCTTTATCAGCTTAGTTTTATTTCTAAGGGCAAACCTCATATATTACTCCTCTTCCTTTTTGCGGCTCCCGTATTTATGCTCAAAGTAACTATCCAGAGTGTTGTACACGCAAATGGATATGATGAGAATTATAACGGTAAGCCAAAACCAATCTATTTCCATGTGTTACAATTTAAAAAGGCATTGTTTCTTTGAATATCTGGAGCTTTCCTAACAATAAATAGAAATCACCATTTGAATGAGTGAACTTAAAGCCAGGCTTCCTATTTCGATAATAGGAAACGCTATAAATCCTTCCTAACCTGGGATCCGTTTCGACCTCAAAGTAAAAGCCAGTTTTATCTTTGTTGAATACTCGTTTCATCTTCACCTGGTTTACAAGTATTGAGTTTCAAATTTACCCTTAACAATCAGCCCATGATTGAGTAGCCCAATCCAATATAGATCTTTATCCTCTATACCCAGAGATTTTTTAACTTTCTCCCTGGCATCCTCAGTAGATAGCCCTGGCATCATTGCTATAGACTGATCCGCTGTGATCCGAAACATGAATATCATAATTTCCCTTTCATTTTAGCATTCTACAAATTTCGTTTACTTCTATTATTTGATAAATAGATAATCTATACTTTTTCATGTAGGATATAATATACCTGATAGAAGCCTTTTTGTTGTATAGACTTTTTTCATACCGCTTTCGTATAATGTGTTTAAAAGCAGCAAACATTACGGGATTACATATCTGTTTCTCTTTCATTTTTATCTTTTTTTAGTTTGCTCACCTTATAAATGAGGTGAGCAAAAGTTCATTATTGAATTGTTATACGTTAAATTGTTCCTAAATCAAACTCTGAATATCTCTTGTTTATTTCTTGACGCATCCATTCAAGAGTAGCGCAATAATCATTAAAACGAGGAGAATTTTCTTCCGGTACATAATCTTCCAGTCTTTTAATCATATCCCGAAGTACCCACGCTCGTTTTTTAGTAAGCCTTATTCTTCTGCCAATGATACCCTTTTGGCTCATTTGATACAGACCTTCCCCAAATGAAAGATATTCTTTACCATCAGTTATTTTGCTCATTTCAATTTTGTTATTACCATTCCGATCTAATCCTCGGAATGGTTTGTTTATACTTCACACATAAGTAACCACATAGGGAATAGTATCGCTGATCTCAACCAAATTATTCCCGTCTTTATCCTTAGCTAAGAAATTTCCAGGAAAGCACTCACCTGTAGAATCCTCATATCTACGAACACGCTCTATGCTGGCGATGATCCTTTTGCCGTTTATATCTCCTTGCCCTACATGATAGGTAGTAGCAATACCATTAAGTACGATTGTTATTGAGCTAATTTTATCCATGATCTTTATAATTTATATTTTTCAATTCACTCTTAGACCAGATCGGGGTGTAGTCCTTTTGGCAATCCTGTAAACTGTAGGTAGCATCCGATCTGGGATTAGGTATATATCTGGGGGTATCATCCCTGGATAATTCAGTAGGATGCTTCCAGAATAAGCACCCAGCACTCGTAAGGAAGGCAATAGGGTAAATTGCCTCAATGCTCCTAACGCTTAGGTTCGGGATAGGGAAAGCTACATTATAATCTTTCCCGTCTTTTCCATCATCATACAGATAGCACCAGTTTCTTTCTATTTCCAGCCTACCAGTAGCCTTTTTGGTATATCCCATGCTATTAGTATAGGTTATCTCTACATACTGGTGGTTAAAGGCTACAGCCTGGAGTACCGAAAACACTTTCTCAATTATCATATTCACCTCCTTAAAATAAATTTAGTTGAACTCCCTGGTGAGTTTGCAGTGTATTTTCATACACTGGGCACTGGCTCCGATAACTACAGGATCCAGCCTTAGCTTCGTTGAAACGGGTAGCCCATAGTTCAGAGAATTGTTCAGGATCCAACTGGTTAGCCTCCCTTTCCTGAGAGAGATAGTTTACCAAGTGCATACAGAAAAAGCTGTTCTCTTTTCCTCCGTTCTCAAATGTATGTATGCTATCTCCTTTCATATAGCACCTCCACATTTTTTAAAAGCTCCAGTAGGGATCTCCCATTTTTCTCCTTCTGGGATAATGATAGGTCTGTTATATTCATAGCTGGTAGCTAATAAAGCCAGTTCTGGAGTAATACTTTTGTATGGCGTACCCTTTTTAATGAGAGTGGAAAGATCTGTATCACGTTTCAAGGTATAGCCAAATTCTTTCTCAAACTGGATGAGATTATTAGCCTGATGCTTACTTATGCAAGCAGCACTTGCAAATTGATTTTGATTACCGAATACGCAAAACTTACAACTACACCTACCAAAGCCCATAAAATAACAAGGGTGCGCACGTACACGATATTTTTCCATAATATCCCAGATCTGCTTTTCTTTCCAATCTCTTATAGGTCTGAAACGGTCTATATGCCTATAGAACTCCTTCCCATTTCTAAGATCAGCTTTATCTGGCTCCAAAATAGCGTATGTAGCACGTTGTTTGCTTTCCTCCCCACGCTCTCCAGAAAGTACAAGGGTTCGTGTATTTCTAAAACGCTCCTGATTTCTTAGAGCAGCAGAGCATACATCTATTTTGAGAGCAGCACTACACCACCTTACTTTGAGGCTGGCAGACTGTTGAGGAAATTTTAGCCTGGTATTAGGTTTGCCCTTAATTCCACCTATTTGTTTTATCTCTCCATCTGGTAACTCAAAACAAATGGGTGCTGTTAATTCGTTTTTTCGTAGCATTTCCTTCTTAAAACCTCCTATTCTCCATTGGTAGAAAACAGGTATTCCAAATGCTTCACCAAGTTTACGGCAATAGTCTGGCGTTACCTCCCAATCAAAAAGGCTTTCATTACGACCATCTATTTCTTGATGCCATAACTCTATGCTTTCTCGTGGAACTCCATTATCCAGGAGATATAAAAGCAGTGCTGTACTATCTTTACCTCCTGAGAAACTGACTATATATTTGCTATAGCTATGCAGATCAAATTTTTCCATTCTATTAAAACTTAAATTCCAGTTGTACTGGTTGGTTGTAGCAGATAGGGCAAAGGCTCCTTTCGTCTGTAACGTTCCAAGCGTTTCCATTTAGGGAGGAATTACATTTCACATATCCAGCCTGAACTATGTGTCTAATATGGTTTATAATTACCTCCCCATTATCACAAACATTTCGACCGTCCACTATTCGGTATTGCATTTTGAGTATGCTGTTATCGCTTTTCCTGGCATTCATTCCAACGTCTGGCTATTTCTTCACCAAGTTTCTTAGCATCCTCAAATGTGGCTTTAAAGTCTACATAGAGATCTTTAGAGTGGAGCTTAATCTTTGCTATTGGAAAATTCCAATTATTTCCAGGCTCCTTAATACAGAGATCAATACAACCATGATTATCATGTGGTACACATAACATCTTTACATTTTGGGTATCGAAGCTACCCTCTACAAAATCAAATTTTGGTGTTATAATCATTTCTTAGCCTCCTTCCTTGCCTTGTGTACGCCATTGGTGTAGTTACGCTCTATCTTTCTGAGATCATTGTACTTTGCCTGAGCTGGTGTTTCTAATACACGTGGAGCATTACCTACCCATTCAGCATTAACACCGCTTTCGGCTAACGCTTTCCTTATTGCATCTTTTAAAATTCCCATATCAATAACTATTACTGGTTAATACAAATTTCCATAGGTATAAGCAACTCTGTTGTGCAACCGCTTGGAAAGCACTCTTTTACAGCTTCTTCTATCTCCTTAGAATCTGGAACACTGTTACGTTTACCAAACTCTATTTTTCCCATTCGTTTATCATTCTTGTAAACGATATAAGTGTATTCGTTCATGGCTATTTGTTTATTAGTGAAATGATAAGTTCTTTGTCTGATTCAAAGAGATTGTAGCCTCTTTCCAGTTTGTGCTGGATATACTTTTGTTCGCCTATCAATGATATAGCCATTTGAACCATATCCTTATCACCTCCTACCATTGATTTCTTAATAAGGAAATAAGCCATATTAATCTGCTGCTCTCTATAAGCATCCAGCTTGTTTCTTAACTTTTCTGACTGATCGAAATAGGTGTTAAGGATTACACTATCAGAGTGTTTTTTATAATCCTCACAAAATTCGTCCTTATCCATGTTTCCAGCATTTAGGTACATGTTCTCTACTCTTTGGTATTGCTCATCTGTGAGTTCAATGCCAGTACGCTGTTCAAATTCAATCTTTTGCATAATCCGATATTTTTAGTGTTGCACATTCTTTTGATGTAACCAACTTGATTACGATGCAAATATATGTGATGTTGGTAATATTACCAAGTAAATTAGGTAATATTTTGCAAGAAAGATAATAAAATACCTAAAATAGTCATTTTAGGGATGTTTTCAGGTAATATTTACGTGCTTCTTATCTCTTGTTAGGGTTTGTTGTTCTGTGTTAGTAGGTAATAATCCACTGCAAAACGGCTAAAATATTACCTGGTGAATATTTTTTTTAGATATTACCTCTTCTCTCTTTTGTTTGATATACTTAATACAACAAATAAAATGCTACTAATAGACTGATATTAAGAATTTTTGCCCTAAAAATTACTGGTGTATATATACACCGTTTGTCGAAAATATTACCTACATTTGCCACATAACATTAAAACTTAAGTGAAATGAACAAAGCACTCTTTGTAAAAGTGAAAGACTTGTGTAAAGACACAGGACTATCAGAGAAGTACCTTAAAGTGATAACCGAAAAGATAGGTGGCAGCATTGAGGATGATTCGACTGATGAAACAGCAATCGGTAACATGGCAAACCAGATAGCAGAAATCGCAAAGGAAACACAAGGCGAAGCTACCAGGTGGGCTACTAAGAAAAAGGATGATCCTAAGAACGATGATGATCCCGCAAAAAAGGATGATGATCCGACAAAGAAGGAGGAGCCTAAGAAAGATCCGAATGCAAAGAAAATTGAGGATATGGAAAAGGAGCTGGAAACTATGAGAAAAGAACAGGCTGCTAAGGAACGTGAAAGTGCGGTTACACAAGCCCTGGATAAACATGGTATTCCTGCATGGCGTAGAAAAGGGTTGGTTATCCCTGAAAATGAGGATCCCGACAAATTTTGTGCTTCCTTAAAACAGGATCTCATCACTGAAAACCTGCTTCCAGAAGATCCAGAGAGTGTAAAAACAGCATCGGAAAAGAATGTAGATGAGGCTTCTGATTCTTTGCTGGAAACAATTATTGTTAAATAAAAACCTGTAGTAAAATGAAAAGAAAGAAGTATTCTTTTGTCGGTGAAAAACCGATTTTCACAGGCAGCCCCCAGATTGTACAGGGTGGTTTTAATCTGGAAAGAGAAAAGCAACGGTTTTCAGTTGGTGATCTTATCCCTACTGGAACTCTTGCTGTTTTCGATGAAAAAACCAGAAAAGTACAGATCGTAAAGACTGCTAAGGTGAAAGCTATAGATACTGAGGATGCAAAGGTTATCACTTTGGTATCTAACGCTTATTGCCAGCCATGTTTCGCTGTTGGTGATAAATTGTTGAAAGCGGATGCTGTTTCTGGCACTTTCGCAGATGCTCCTTCAATCGTATCTATTGAAAAGCCTGGTGTAGCTGATGCTGCTTATGTTATTACTCTCTCAAAAGCAATCACAGGATTGGCTGTAGATCAAATTCTGGTAGAGGTTGTAGCGGATAGCGAAGCTAAAGCTGCTGTTATCGGTGAGCCTAACAGCTTAACTATTGAGGAGGTTACTGTTAGAGAGTTTGAAACTCCTATCGACGTTACAGAGGACACGATGCAATATGCCGTTATGGAAAGACGTATTTTGCCGATCCCTGACAGTATGAAGGATAGTACCAAACGCTATCTGAAAGCTAATCCACACATTCGACTTTCACAAACTTATTAAAACAAGGTATTAGATGAAATCAATTTATTCAACATTCACAGGTTTGTTCAAAGATGGCAAACCTATTGACTTCCTGGCAACCTGGAAAAAGGCACTGGATAAGGCTTCCGAACGTGAAGTAGCCCTGTTTCAGAAAACCTATTCCGATGAGTGGTTTGATTGGGAAGCTCCGCAGCTTTCTCTGAGAGCTGAGGGTATTATGGGTAAGTACCATTTGAGAGTAATGGCTACCCTGATCGGTAATGAATCTCCTACTCCGCTAAGACGTTCCGATGGCTTTGATATTTGGAATGAGGAGATCCCACGTGTAGGGCACAAGTTCTTTATGAAGGCTTCCACTTATCGTAAGCTGTTGGAGGTTTATAAATCTCCGTTCCTGAAAGATGGGCAAAAGGTTAAGCAGATTGAAAAGACTTTGCGCAACGATTTGGAGAACGCTTATCTGGGCTGTAAAGATACGGCTGATTTTATGGTATTAAACGCAATCTCAAACTTTGGTATTTGCCGTTTCAAACCTGAAATTAACAATCCTGGCGGTCGTGAGTTTGAGATAGACTACCTGATGGAAGAGGCTAACAAACTTGTTTCGGCTCTCTTGTGGAATGAAGTCAATTCAAAAGCTGGTAAGCTGGATATTATTCTCACTCTTACAATGATCGTTACCCTGTTTAAAAACATGGGTATCTATTTTGAAGAGATGCTGATGGCTCCTGAGCTGATCGCCTTTATCCGTAGAGATATTAACATTCGTGAATCTGCATACGGAAAAGATAAGTCTGCTAAGGTCGTAAGTGTAGCCGATTTGAACACCTTGTTTACAGATAATGGCTTGCCGAAAGTACGTGAGATCACTCGTTTGGTCGCTATTGAAAAAGATGGTGATCGCCAGGCTTTGGATCCCTGGAACCATAACATGATTGTGTTTAAGCCTGCTGGTAAGATGGGCTTTATCCAGCCAGCTATTGAAGATAACGAACTCTTTGAAGAGGATAACGTGGATTACATGGATGCTGGTAACGGTATTCGTATCGCAAAATGGCGTACAGGTGAATCTACAGGACAAAAGGCTGGAGAATACACGCAAGGATCTGCTCGTTTAATCCCAGTTATCAATGAGATTAACGCTCTGGTTTGCTTCCAGGTTAGAGGCTTTGAGGAGCTTAAGACTATTGAGGAAGGTGTTACTTTCTTCAAGAAGGAAACATACGATTCTAAGAAGGCTTCTGAGGCTTCCGCTTCTGGGGTAAATGTCGGTTAATTAAAAATTTGTGAATCATGTTTGAATTAAAAGTTTTAAAACCTCTCACGGATAAATACGATCCTGAGAAAAAATACAAGGAGGGTGATACTCTCCTTACCGATGAGATCGATAGAGTGAATGATCTTGTAGCTCGTGGTATTTGCAGTATTTTATCTGTTAAGCCTGTTGCTGAAAAAAGCCAGGCAGATACAGAGGGATCCGCAAAGATCCAACTGTTTGAGAAGGAGTTTGAAGTAGAAGAAGTAAAAGCCGCTTTGAATGCTATCGGTGTAAACATAGCTAAGAACGCTGGTTTACCTGGTGTAACTAAGAAGTTGGCTGAGCTGACAGAAGAGCAAAACAAAGCTCTTTCCGAAACTCTTTGTAAGGATCCTAAATAGTTGAGCCATGACAAACTTAGATGCTATTCGTGCATTATGCACCAAAATATGTACAGGCTTCTACCCTGATAAGAACGTGCTGGAATTTACCCTTATAGACAATGGAATAGAGGCTACAGAGCCTTATAAGCCGAAAAACGCAAAGCTCGTTAGGTTGGCTATTGGTATTGTTAAGGGTATGGCTGAAAATAGCCATTCAGAGAGTGGTATATCTGATTCATGGGATAGAGAGGCAATAGAAAAGAATATTGCATTTCTCTGTAAGGAGTATGGTATGGATAGCTCCGAGTTTGTCGATGAGCCTTCTATTTCGGATGGATCTAATCAGTGGTAAATTATGCAATACAACGGAGTAATACAGTACAAGATTTTATCTGGTGGAGGATTGGATGAGAATAGCGAGCCTATTCAATCTGATGTTAGCTGGAGTAAGCCTATTAACTGTTCGTACAAAGCTGTAAAGCATAACCATTCTATATATCAGCAGGGTAAGTTTACCGATTCAAGCTATGAAATCCTGATTGAAATCCAGGAATTTGAGGCTGATACGGTAAAACTTACCAATGATAGAAATAAAATGCTGGGAGAGTTTGAGGTACAGGATATTGTGTTTATAGAACGATCTGGTAGAGTAAAAATTACTGTTTAATGGGATTCACTAAAAAGACACCTGATAGCGCATTTAGCAACTTCCTTGATGAAACAAAGCAAGTTGTTTTCAGGAGAGCTATAAAGGCTTTTGTATATGTCGGTGAAGCGTGTCTGAGTGAAGCCCGTTTGAATGGCAACTATATAGATCGAACTGGGAACCTTAGAAACTCTATCGGTTATGCAGTCCTTTTCAATGGTGAAGTTATCCAGGAAAGTACCTACGCTAATACCGAAGGGGGACAGAAAGGGAAAAAGCATTTGGATGCACTCAAAAAGCAATATCAGACAGGAATAGTCCTGATCGTATCTACTGGTATGAGTTACGCAGCCTATGTAGAAGCCAGAAACTACAATGTTATAACCTCTGCTGAATTATTGGCAAACAAACTCGTACCTCTAATTATGAAACAGTTAGGCTTTGAATTGAAATGAATAAAACAGGTGAAGAAGTAGAGCTGGACGTTTTCAATATCATTAAAGAAAGTCCACTGGCAAAGGAGATAAAAGGGATCGTTTACAGGGAAGGTACACGCCCACTGGATTCTAAGAACGAAGATATTGTAGTATCATTCCTTACTGGGCTTGATGGGCAATTTCAAACTGGATCCGTAAACGTGAATATTTATGTTCCGAATGTCGATAATGGTAGCAAAGTTCTTGTGAAAGATGTTGCCAGGTGCAGATACTTAGGACGTAAAGCCGATGAAGTTGTAAAATCCTTAAAACCGTCTGATTATTCTTTCTCTCTGGGTGCAATGATCCAGAGCTACAAGGCTGAGAAACTGGAACAGTATTTTGTGAATGTAAAAATCAATTTCAAATTAAAAACATTTTAGTTATGTCAAATCAAAAAATTACATGGGGTAAACCTTTGGTTGAATATGGCAAAACTGGTGCTGAGGATGCTGCACCTACCAAATTCGATACAATGCCTACGGCAGAAGAGAACACCGTTCTTTTGACTACTGTAAAGGGTAGTGCCCAGGAACTTTATGGAGAAGGGCATGAGCTTGTTGGTCGTAAGATGCAAAAGTCTTACAAGCAGCTCGCTATGAGTATTTTCGTGCCTTCTGGTACTGATGATCCTATTCCAGAAGAAGATGGCGTAATAGCCGATGAGTATTGCGTAAGACTTACTCCAGAGGATTCTACTCTGGATGGCTTTATCATGCGTAAATGTGCTGTAGAAGTGGAAGAAGAATGGTCGTCTGCTAAAGGTAAGCAGTTGAAGTACATTTTTACTTCTCTGAAACCGAAAACAGGCAAAATGCTTGAAAAGTACAGTAAGACAGCTCCAGCGAATGTAGGCTAAAGTAGGTAAGCATGGATAATATAGAGAAAAAGGTAGCAGATACGGTTTTACAAAAGCCTTATTGCGTTCAGATCGGAGAGGAAACCTACAAAGTTGCTCCTCCTTCTATAGCTACTATTATTCTTGCTTCTGAATTGATTGCTCAGCTCCCAGGATTGAAGTTAGACAGTAAACAAGTAATGTTTGAATCCTTATTTGTCGCTAAAGATTGTAGGGTACTTGGTGATATTGTTGCTACTCTGATTCTGGGTGCTGATAATCTAACCTCAGAGAAAGAAATTATAGAGATAGAAAAGCATTGTTTCGGGCTGATACGCAAAAAGAAAAAGAAAGTGGTAGTAGTTGATAATAAGGCTGTTCTTTCTGATAAGGTTTTGAAAAAGATACCTCCCAGTAGGGTAAACTCTATCACAATTTCAATACTCAACCGTATGGAGATTGGCGATTTTTTCGGGCTTACCGCTTCCCTGATAGAAGTAAATCTAATCAGACCGACAAAACCGATGGAGGAAGCGGAAACGATAGTATCTGGTCAGTAATAGCAGGGATAGCTAAGTGCTATAACCTTCCATTTGACTATATTCTTTATAAGATGAGTTTCGCTAATATTCAGCTTTATAATGCTGTAATACCAACATTCTCACCAAAGAAAGATACAGGAGCAAAAGGAGATGAAGATAGTACTCTAAATGGCGATGATCCAGCTAACCAGGAAGCAATAAGAAAGGCACTGTTTGACGAAAACGAAGATGAATAATAACGAAGGAACAACATGGTGGGCTTTAGGGCTTGATAACTCAAAGTTTGAAAGCGATGTAAACAGATCCAATTCTCTGTTTCAAAGCATTGGCAATACAGCCGAAAAGGTAGGTAGTAGGATAGATAGTATATTTCGTAAACTAACTATAGCTGCTGCTGGATTTTTTACGGCTCAACAGGCTTTGGAATATGCTAATAAGATCGCCAATATCCGAGGTGAGTATCAGCAGTTAGAGGTTGCCTTCAATACCATGCTGGGTAGCAAAGCTAAAGCTGATGCCCTTATGGATAAGGTGATAGATACGGCTGCAAAAACTCCTTTCGATTTACAGGGTGTTGCTTCTGGTGCAAAGCAGTTACTCGCTTATGGTGTCGCTTCTGAGGACGTTACTAATCGCCTGGTGCAACTTGGTAATATTGCTGCTGGCTTATCTATTCCTTTGAATGATATTGTGTACCTGTATGGTACTACAATGGTGCAAGGTCGGTTATTTACCCAGGACGTAAGGCAATTTATGGGACGTGGTATTCCACTTGTAAAAGAGCTTTCTAAAGAGCTTGGAAAAACAGAGGAAGAGATTAACGCTATGGTTACTGCTGGAAAGATCGGCTTTCCAGAGGTTCAGAAAGTCCTGGATAACCTTACTAATTCAGGTGGTATGTTTTATAACCTCATGGAAGAGCAAAGTAAAACAATCTCTGGTAAGATCTCCAACCTGGGGGATAGCATTTCTGTAATGTTCAACAACATAGGGAAAAACAGTGAAGGCATTATAAACTCTGTACTGGATTCTGCTGCTACAGTAGTAGATAACTATGAGGAAATTGGCGCAACGATCCAGGAGCTAATAGTTACCTATGGTGCTTACAAGGCTGCTGTTATGACTGTAGCAGCCACAAAGCAAGCTGTTACCACTATTCAAGCTACTGGAGAAGCCGAAGAGCTTGCAAAGCTGCTCACTGTAGAACAACAGGCTGCTATATCCAAACAAAACCTAACCAAAGGCACATTAGAGTATGCTGCTGCTGTAAAGTCAGAGATAGCTACTACTATTGAATCTCAAACTGCTGCTCTCGCAAAGGCACGTACTGAGGTATCAGCAGCCAGTCAGTCCATTGCTGCTAAAAAGGCTGAATACATAGCTGCTAAGGAGCTGGAAAAACAAAGGTTGGCTGAGCTTATGCACATTGGAGCCACTGGATCCGCAAAACAAGTAGAAGCTGCTGAAAGGAAGCTGGTTGCTGCTGCAACTGCAAAGGAAACAGCAGCCTTACAATATCATGCTGCTACTCGTGATTTCTCAGCTAAGAAGTTGGCTGTAGAAAGTGCTGCTAAGGCTTTGAATACCACAACAACAGGAGCCAATACAGCAGCTCAGGCAGCAAACGTAACTACGACAAACATTCTATCAATCGCAAAGTTACGTTTAACTGCTGTAGCCGCAAGGTTGAACGCTGTTATCATGGCTAATCCTTATACAATCGCAGCAGCAGCCATAGCAATACTGGGATATGGTATTTACAAACTCATTACCTATCAAACGGATGCTGAGAAAGCCCAGGAAAAGCTGAATACAGCCATATCTGAGAGTGAGAAGGCTATAGGTGCTGAAAGGTTACAGATAGATGCCATGTTCGCACGCCTAAAAGCAGCCAAAGAGGGTACGGATGAATATCGTGCTGCTAAAGAGGCTATAATGAGCAAATACGGTGAGTATTTGAAAGGTTTAGGCGATGAGAAAAACGCTTTGGATGATCTTGCTAAGGCATACAAGATCGTTACCCAGGAAGCTGAAAAATCAGCTCGTGCCAGGGCAATGGAAAAAGCCATTAATGAGGCTTCTAATGATTACATGGAGAAGGAGATCAAAGGCAAGGATAACGTAGAGGAGCTTCTTAAGGACAAATTTAAAGGCAAGAAGGATAAGGATGGCGTAGATCTCGCTGAAACTTACTATTGGAAAATCAAACCTGTTCTGGAGGGTAAAGGTGAGATTACTCAGGAGATTCAGGATATTGTTAAGCAATTTGATGAAACAAAATATCTTCCTGGTGATCCTATGACTGGTATAGGAGCCATGACTTATACGGCTAATGATTTACAGGAAGAAATAAACAAGGTGTTTAAGGCTCGTGGTATCTTTAATAAGGTTATGGAGGAAGCCCAGAAACGCTTTGGAGAAAATCTACCTGGTAAAGATGATGGTAAGAAGGAAGCAGAGGCTTTTGATATGCAAAAGGCTTCTCTCTCTGAATTGGATGCCGAACTGGTAAAAGCCAAAGCTACCCTGGATGCTTACAATACAGCAGTAGATAAGAATAACGGTTTAACCAAAGATGGGAATACTGTTATCAAAGATAACGTAGATAGCCAGAGTGCCTATGTTACCAACCTTAAAAAAAGGATATTGGAGGAGGAGAAAGATCTAAAGATTATTCGTGAGGTAGAAGAGCGTGTAGCCAAACTTAAAAAAGATCAGAAAGAAACTGTAAAGGGTAGCTCTGAGTATAATAATTACCAGAGCCGTATAGATTCACTTAGTAAATTGCTTCCTTCCACTAAATCCACCAAAGAGAAGAAAGATTACTCGGATGAAATTAAAAAGGATGCTCAGGAAAAGATTCGTATAGAGAAAGATATGGAGTTTGCCATTCGCCAGGCTAAAATCAATCTGGATAAGGATGGCTTTTCTAAGACAATGGATCAAAACCAGCTCAATTATGAGCAAGAAATGGAACAGCTTAGAAGGCAACAGGAGGATAAGCTAAACAAGATCCAGGATTGGGAAAAAACCGTATGGGAGTCCAAAGGCAAGAAAGGTAAATTCACTCCTACCACTACTGAATTATCGGATGATGATAAGAAGAAATACAAGGAAATGGAGGAGCTTGCTGGTAAAAAGTTGGCATTCAATAACCAGAATACAATAGAGGAGATGCTAAAGCAGTATCAAACCTATGCGGATAAACGTAAGGCTATCGAAGAGAAGTACCAGAAGGATATTGATGCGATGAAGGCTGCTAATGAGAAGGCAAAAAAAGAGGGTAAGGATCCTGTTTTCTCGGAAGATAATATAAGCCAGGCTGAGAAAGATAAAAAAGATGCGCTTGATACTTTGGATCAGGAAATAGCTTCTCGTGAAGCATCATTCTCTGTATGGGTAGATAGAATTGCCAGTTTAGGGCTTAAACAGCTAAAATCTGCTTTAGAAACAGCCAGGGCTTCACTTGATAAAGATGGTAGTAAGCTGAATGAAAAGGAGAAAGCTGTTCTCAGGGCTAAGATCAAAACTTTGGAGAAAAAGGTAGAAGTAGCTGAGGCTAAAGATGCCAGTACCTCTTCTGCTGAAAAATCAAAAAAGAAATGGGGTGATACTCTAAAGGTAATGAATGAGGTTCAGGACACTGTAAATGATATAACTTCCAGCTTTGACGGTCTGGATGATATTACTAAAACAGTGTTATCCTCTGCTACTAATATCGCTGGTGGTATTATCGCCATGATCTCAGGTATTCAGGCGTTGTCTGTAGCAGGTGCGGAAGCTATCAAAGGTGTAGAACGAGCCTCTGTTATTCTTGCAGTCGTAGGAGCAGCGATTTCTGTAATAACCACCTTATTCGGAATGACATCTAAGGCTGAGAAGGAACACCAGGAGGCACTGAAAGAAATTGCTGAAAACAAACTGGAAATGCAACGTAAGTACAACCTTTTGTTAATGGAGCAAAATCTTTTAATGAAAGAGGCTACTTCGATATTTGGTGAGGATCAGATCGCCAAAGCAGCCAGATCCATAGAGGTGTATCGCCAGGCTATTGAGGATTATAAAGAAACTCTGAAAGGGGACAAACCTCAAATGACAAAGTTTGAGAAGATGTTTGGTGATATTACTGGACGTTACAAAAAGCAGATGGACGAATATAACCAGGGTGTAGGTGCTTTGAGTAATGTTACGGTAAAAACGGGAAGTTACACCACTGGAGCCTGGTTCTGGAAAAAGCAGCATGATATATACACTTCTGTTTTGGACGTTTACCCGGATCTTATAGATGGTGAAAACAAGCTGAACAAAGAGAGGGCACAGGCTATCATAGACACTCAAACGATGAGCGATGAGAATAAAAACCTGTTGCAAAACCTCATAGATTTACAAGAACAGGCTGAGGAAGCACAAGAGGCACTTAGGGATTACCTACAAAACACATTCGGATCCCTGGGTGATAGCATTATGGATTCTTTAGTGAATGCGATTGAGAATGATGGTGTAGATGCCTGGGAAAAATTTGGTGAAGCTGGATCCTCTGTTTTGGAAGATCTCGGAAAGCAAATAGCCTACTCCCTGTTCTTTTCGGATAAGTTTAAAAAGCTACAGGCTGATCTGGAAAAGATATATGGCTCTGGTAAGAGTGAGGAGGAGATAGCTAAGGATGCCAGGGATTTAGTCGCTTCTTTCTATCAAGGTATCGGTACGGATATGAATAATGCCCAACAGTGGATGGAGCAATGGAAGGAGGAAGCCAATAAGCAGGGATTCAACTTATGGGAAACTACTAATCGTGAAGTTTCCGCTAAAGGCATTGAATCTGTAAACCAGGAAAGCGTGGATGAGTTGAACGGACGTACAACGGCAATACAAGGGCATACCTACCTCATTAGTGAAAGTATGAAGCTGCTTGTAGCGAATGCTGGTAAAATGCTTGAACTCCTTACTGGTATCAGGGATAATACAGCGCATTTGGAAGATATAAAGCAGAGTAATAAAGAAATGCTGTTAGCTATTGATAACATGAATAATAAGGGTATGATTTTAAGAAAAAACTAAGGATATGAGAGAGGGTAAGCTATACATAGATAATAAGGATGCCTTTGTTCATTATGGCGTTTTCATTCAAGAAACAGGCTATAATGGAGTTTTGGCATATCCACCGCTTAAGGCTCCAGAGATCTCTAATGATTGGTTGGAATATGATGGTATAGAAGTAGATCTATCAGATCCTAAACTCGACCTAAAAGAGTTTGAGATAAAATTTGCTGCTATCGGGAATTATCAAACAGGAGATTTATTTACACTCCTTTCGGATGGTGCTTACCATACATTTGACTTTAGAGAGATCCAATACACTTGCAAATTAAGGCTGGTATCTGAGGTAAGCAATTTATTGTATATAGGAGCAAAAACATTTACGCTAAAATTTGCCGATGATTTCCCTATGAATGGCTATACCTATCAATCTCCTTCCTCTAATACCGTTCCCACACAAGGATATGAGATAGATGGTGTTGATTTCTCAGTGTATGGCATTCGTGTTCTGGAAGGAAGCGAGGCTCAGGTGTTGAAAGCTCCAGTAGTAAAAAAGAATATGCTCCGTAACCTGATTACAGAGAACGGTGCTATTTACGATGGCAAGGATGTAACATATCAATCCAAAGAGGTAACTCTTAATTGCTGTTTGATCGCTAATAATCTCACTGAGTTTTGGAGGAACTACAGAGCTTTTCTACATGATCTTATAAAGGTCGTAGAAGTTGATGAGGGGGAAGGCGTAAAGGTGCAAACTGCTGAAAGATCTCTTTTTGTGGATAACACTTATGAGGAATACCCATGCTATTATAAAAGCTCCAAAGTAAGTCTGTTTTCTCCGACTGGAAAGATATGGTGTGCCTTTACTCTTACTTTGGTATTTACGGTATTTAGGATCAGTGGAGATGAGTATTTGCTTGCTTCTGAGAGTGGAGAATTGATAGTTACAGAGGATGGTGAATTTTATATAGACTTGAAAGATTATGCCAATTAAGAAAAAGAAAATCAGCGAATTAACGCTGGCAGATAGTTTAACAGGGCTTTATACCATTGGCGTAAAGTTGATAAATGGTGTGCAAACAAGCGTGAAAGTAAGCCTGGGAGTAATACAGACAGCCTATGAAAATATGCTGAAAGTAACCCAGGAAGCGATCACTGCAACTAAGAACGCTATTACCGCTACTGGTAATGCCAATACCGCTACCAGCAACGCTAATACTGCTACTGGAAATGCAAACAAAGCTACTGCTGCTGCTAATGAAGCTACCAGGTTGTCAGGTATTGCTACTGGTAATGCCAATGATGCTACAAACAAAGCTAACAAGGCTGCTGAAAATGCTGATAATGCACGTGTAGGGCTGGATAAGATCAAACAGGATGCTATTACTGCTACAGGTAATGCCAATACCGCCACTGGTAATGCCAACAAAGCTACAGAGAATGCCAATAAAGCTACTCTTAACGCAAATACTCAGGCTGATAGAGCTAAGCAGCACGCTGATAATCCACCCAAAATGGGAGAAAATGGCAACTGGTACAAGTGGAATGAAGCTAAGCAAGCGTATGAAGATACTGGCATTCTTGCAAAGGGAGGTGTTCTTTATCCTGTTTTCTCTATCAAACCTGAAACGATGGAACTTGAAATGTACTATCAGGATGAGGTAGCTGCTGATATGTTCGCTATTGATAAAGACGGAAATTTAACTTTTAATCCAAAATAATATGGCAGAAGGAAAATTGATATTAGGCAAGGTTGCTTTTGTTGATAAGGGTACTTATTCAGCAGCAGCCACATATAATACATTTGATTTTGTAGTAACAGAAGATAGTTGCTACCTCTGTGTAAAAGATGGTTGCAAAGGGATCGCATTAACAGATACTACCTGGTGGAAATGTATCGCACGTGGCACTCAGGCTACAGCAGCAGCCAAAAACGCTAACGATGCTGCTAATTTGGCTAATCAAAAGGCTGGAGCAGCAGATTCAGCAGCAGGGAACGCTGTTACAGCAACGAATAACGCCAATGCTAAAGCCAACGAAGCAGCAGAGAAAGCTGGTTTAGCTGATGCAGCAGCAAGTAAAGCAAATGTAGCTACTGGAGATGCAAGGGTAGTTATAACCAGGTTGGAAGATCTGGAAGATACTCTGGTTTCAAAATATAAGCTGGTTCCTACTTCCATGCTCCTTACATACCCTAAAAAGGTTACAATGAGGAACACCCAAACTCTTAAGATACAGTTTGAACTGCTTCCTGTAAACACTGGTAGGAATGTACTTTTCCTGGGTGATGATCGGGCTATTACAGTTTCGCCAGATGGCTCCTTTACGATCAAACAGGTAGGCATGAGCAAAGTTCATGTTATCCCAACCGAAAATACAGCATTATACCAAACGATTCAGATCAATGTAGAGGAGCCTGGAATGAGATTTACTTCTGGTAGAGGTATTCGGTTCTCTGGATCTGGTGGTATCAAATTAACTTAGTAAAAATGAATGTTGAACTATTAAAAAATTGTTATTATGGCACTTACAGCAGATGAAGAAGCTAAAGTAAAGCAGATTATTACTGCTTTCAACAACGGGAAGAGATTGAATGAGCTTCCTGTAGCGGATGGCTCAAACCCATTCGATTTTATCACTGAGGTATTGGATAAGACTGGAGAATCAAAACAGGCTGGTCTGGCTGCTATGCTTCCTTATGCAGAGGATCAGTGTAGTTATGGCGTGGAGCTGGACGTTACCGTTTCCTCTCCAGTGCTTACCAGAACGGGTAATGTTACACTGCATAAAACATTACCGATCCAGAGTAAGATGAGAGGCTGTTTGTTATCGGATGCTGGTACGGTTGTAGAGTACCTGAATCCTACCAACTGGAAAGCTCATCAACTGGACGGATCTAACGGTATGGTAATGGTTGAGATCCCAGCCCACTGGAGAAGATTTTATACCAATGGCAATAAGAGAGGCGTTCGGATCAGTGAATACCCGTTACCAGGCTATTCCTTCGTGAACAAATGCTATATCTCAGCTTATGAGGCAACCGTAGAAAGAAGCACTGGCAAGTTGGCTTCTGTAGCTAACACAGCAGCCGATTATAGAGGAGGTGCTAATCAAGCGGATTGGGATGCTTTGCCTAAATCTCAGTTGGGTAAGCCAGCTACTAATATGTCGAGAACTTCTTTCCGTACTGCTGCTCGGAAGCGTGGTACTACAGAATGGAACTGTATGGATTATAACGCCTATATTACCCTGGCATGGCTTTATTACATTGAATACGCAAACCTGAATAGCCAGGCTGCTTTCAATGCTCAGAAGGATGCTAACGGTTATTCTCAGGGTGGACTGGGTAATGGAGTTACTACCTGGGATGGTACGAGCTGGAGTAATTTCAATGGCTATTACCCTGTTATTCCTTGTGGTACGACTGATGAGTTAGGTAATGGATCTGGAGAGGTCGCTTATAGCTTGCTTAATGCGGATGGTAGCACTCTGAAAACATTTACAGCTAACCGTTATCGTGGTATTGAAAATCCCTTTGGGCACGTATGGAAGTGGACGGACGGGATGAACATGGAGGTTAAAACGGATGCCAATGGAGGCACAAGCAAAGTCTATGTAGCTACGGATCCAGCGAACTACAATGATAGTAACTATAACGGCTATACATTCAGAGGTCTGGCGGCACGTACTGAGGCTTATGCTAAGGAGATGATCTTTGGTGAGTATGGCGATCTTATTCCTTGTGTTGTTGGTGGTAGCTCCACTACTTACTGGTGTGATTACTACTATACCTATAAGAATGAGAATCGTATGCAGGGTGTCCTTTTCGGCGGTAGTACGGCTCATGGCGATCTTGCGGGCTTCGGGTATGCGCGTACGAATGGCACCCCCTCGTATGCGTATGCGAGTGTCGGCTCTCGGCTTTGTTTTATCCCTAAAGCGTGAAGCGGTCGGGCTTGACTGCAAAACATAAGTAATTAATAAACAAATGAATAAAATAGGTTGGTTGCTGGTGGGTGTCCTTTTCAGCGGTAATACGAATAATGGCGATCATGCAGGCTTCGGTTATGCGAATACGAATAACACCCCCTCGAATGCGAATGCGAATGTCAGCTCTCAGCTATGGTTTTCTCAAAATAACTCAATAAACGAGGCAACGACCTTGCCAATAGGCAAAAGATAACATAACTCAAAAAGGTGCTGGTAGGGAAACTGAAAGCTCCGAGTACGAAAAACAAAGAAAATGAAGAGAATTAGTAATTTATATGAGCAGATTATTTCATTAGAAAATCTACGCCTGGCAGATGAGAAAGCCAGACGTGGAAAGTTACGCTCCTATGGAGTGAAACGGCATGATAGAAATAGAGAAGCTAACATACTGGCTCTTCACGAATCTTTAAAGAATAAGACTTTTGTAAATTCAAAGTATGAGGTATTCGTTATAAAAGATCCCAAAGAGAGATTGATTTACCGTTTACCCTATTTTCCTGATCGAATATTACACCATGCTATAATGAATATCATGGAGCCTATTTGGGTGTCCTTATTTACGCAAGACACTTATTCCTGTATTAAGGATCGTGGTATTCACAAAGCAGCAGCAAAAGTAAAGAAGGCTTTGAAAGAAGATCCTGAACATACTACATACTGCTTAAAAATGGACGTGGTAAAGTTTTATCCCAGTATAGACCATGATATACTTAAAATGATCCTAAGAAAGAAGATAAAGGATCAGGATTTACTTTGGTTGCTGGATTTGATTATAGATAGTGCCGATGGCGTTCCTATCGGGAACTATCTTTCTCAATATTTTGCTAACATCGTTCTGGCTTATTTCGATCACTGGATAAAAGAGGTAAAAGGGGTTAAGTATTATTTCAGGTATGCGGATGATATGGTAATTCTTGGTGATGATCCTAAAGCATTGCATAAACTCCGAATAGAGATAGAAGAGTATCTGGGTAATAACCTAAAATTATCTCTTAGAAAAACGGATCCTGTAACTGGAAAAAAGAAATGGAAATTTCAAGTTTTCAAAATTGATTCCAGGGGTATAGATTTCGTTGGATATGTCTTTTTCCATTCTCATACTAAGATACGCAAAGGGATTAAAAAGAATCTATGTAGGCAAGCTGCAAAACTCAATAAGCGAAAGAATATTTCAGATATTGAGTATAAACAAACTATTTGTAGCTGGTTTGGATGGGCTAAATACAGTAATTCAAGGCATTTATTAAAAACAATAATTAAAAAGCAAGTTTATGATACACTACGATTTTAAACCTGAGAAATTACAGGCTAATGGCGATGGTTCCTATACTTATCGCTGGGATATTAAGGAAGTTCAAGTAGAGAGCAATTCTTCTACAAATTCAGAAACGGATCCTGAGGTAGTCAATACTGTAGCCAAATGGACGTGTGATGAAGTTGTGGTATGGGGTACAGTTACGAATGATAAGCTGAAAGAGGCTGTTATCAATCATTTGTGGGGATCCGATAAGGAAGCAAAGCTAATTAACGATTACAATGCTGTTCAGCTTGGTATTCTGGGAGATGAGCTTGCGGATCCATACGTGGAGTACCTGAGAAAGAGAAAAGAAATGAAAGATCAGATAGATGCTGATTGTGTCGAACTTAAAATTTTGTTGTAGTATGAATAAGTTTAGCGAGCTTGGTGTAACAGTTCAGGATGAACGCAAAATGTTTAATTGCCAACAGGTTTCAATATCGGACGTATTGAATTGTGAGATCATAGTGGAAGATTATATACCTGATATGAAAACTTCTCATGGAGAAGGTAGATACCTTGTGAAATTCAAAAATGCAGATGGTACGGAAGGTAAGTTTTTCACTAATGCTACTTCTTTGAAGCAAACACTTGATAAAGTGCCGAAAGAATCTTTTCCTTTCAGCACCACTATTAAGGGTATGAAGTGTGGAAACGGTAAACTTTATCAATTCACTTAGTAAACATGAAAATCTACTTTAACAATAAAGAGATAGATATTCTGGTAGATACCAGTAGCTATAGGTATGCAGGGATTCAAAATGCACATTCTCTCAATCTGTATTTTTCCAGTGAGGAGTATATAGATATACCTGTAGGAGCTTACTGTATCTACCAGGGTTATACTTTCTATCTTCTGGATCCAAACGATTTTAAGAAGAATAGCAGTAGGGAGTATGCTTATACTCTGGTAATGTATGACGTTGGCTCAACATTAGGGAAGTATAAATATAGGGATATTGTTTCTAAACGCCTAAAGTTTGATTACACTGCAAAGCCTAAAGAACATCTCCAAATGCTTGTGGATAACATGAATATGCGTGATACAGGTTGGGGAGTTGGAGAGTGTATAGAGGCTGATGAGAAACTGATAGCCTATAATCATACCTTTTGTGATGAGGCTTTGCGATCTATTGCCGATACGTTTAAAACGGAGTGGGAAATAGATGGAAAAACCAAAACTATCCATTTAAGAAAAGTAGAATATAATAAAGATGCTCCTCTACCTCTGGAATATGGGAAGGATAAAGGATTTAAACCAGGTTTGGGTAGGTCTAATAGTGAAAATAGCCGTCCCGTTTCTATTCTGTATGTACAGGGTGGTAGCCAGAACATAGATCCTACAAAGTACAAATCAAGTGAATTGCTTTTGCCTAAAAATCAAAGCCTGGTATATGAAGGTCGTACCTATGTTACAGATGCCGATGGCTTGTATATTAGGAGATCTGACAAAACGCTCACAACTGTTCAAGAGGATAGTTTGGACTGCTCAAACATTTACCCAAAACGAATAGGTAAAGTTTCCTCTGTTATCGTTTCTGACGCTGATAAGAATTTCTACGATTTTATAGATGCTTCTATTCCTGAGGATCTTAATTTTGAAGATTATCTGATAGCTGGTGAAACAATGACGGTTATTTTCCAGTCTGGAATGTTAGCAGGAAAAGAGTTTGAGGTTAAGTATATTCATAAAGAGCGCAAATTTCAAATCACACCCCAGGAGATAGATGGGCAGGTTATGCCCAATGAGATCTATAAGCCTATTCTGGAAAATAAATATGCCGTATTCGGAATCCAGTTACCAGAGGCTTATATTTGCAACAACTCCACAAAAGAAGGTGCAAGTTGGGATATGTTTCGTGAAGCTACTCGGTATTTATACGAGAATGAAGATCCTAAATTTACATTCAAGGGTGAAATGGATGGGATCTGGTCTAAAAAACGCTGGTTTTCCATAGGTGGAAAGATTAGGCTGGGTGGCTATATTCTTTTCAAGGATCCTCAGTTTATCCCAGAAGGAATAAAGATCAGAATAACGAGCATAAAGGAATATATTCATAGACCTTATAGCCCTATCATTGAATTATCAAATGTAACAGTAGGAACTTCTGTATCAAGCGAACTTAATAAAATTGAAGAGAACGAAGTTGTTACAGATAAGAATTTTAAAGAATCTATCCAGTTTACAAAGAGAAGATTTAGAGATGCTAAGGAAACTATAGCTATGCTGAATGATGCTTTGTTGCATTTTTCAGGATCCATTAGCCCGATCTCCGTACAAACAATGAGTTTGCTGGTTGGTGATGAGAGCTTGCAATTTCGCTTTGTGAACAACAGAACGAATCCTATTCAGGTAGAGCATTTAGTTACTTATGATAATTCCAAAAAGGTACTAACGGCTCCTGGTGGAATACTACAGCACATGACTATTGGGATAGATTCTGTTTCTTCCACCCATAAAGTAAGTGAGTATAAGTTCTGGGATATGGAAACATATATCTCTCCAGTGCTTACTGAAACGGTTGGTTATTATCTGTATGCAAAAGTGAGTAAAACCACCACAAAAGGATCTTTTTTACTTAGTAAGAATGCAATTAAGTTAGAAGGAGTATCTGGTTACTATCATCTTCTGGTAGGTGTGTTGAATAGTGAGTTTGAAGAGGAGAGATCTTTTGTAGAGCTATATGGTTTTACGGAGATTTTACCTGGTAGAATAACTACAGATCGTGTTGTTTCCAGTGATGGGCAAAATTTCCTGGATTTTGTAAACAATGCTTTTCGTGTTGGGAATGATGCTAATTTTCTGGATTTTAATAGTAAAGGAGATGGTAAACTACGTTTAAAAGGATCTATAGTACAAAGTGAAAGCGGAGATGAAAGCCCTATCGGTTGTTTTAGAGGTACATACAACAGCTCATATACCTATTACTGGGGTGATGAAGTTACCTATACTACGACAAATGGCACATCAACCTATCGCTATGTTAATAAAACACCGAGCAAAGGGTATTATCCTACTAATACAACTTATTGGATCATTGTAGCAGAGGGAGCTAAGGGTAATCCTGGAGATGATGGAACAGATGGAGGATATTTTGAGTACAGATATGCCGTAAATGGATCACGAAGTACACCACCATCATTATCTACCACCTCTATAAATCCAAGCGGATGGAGTACGGGAATGCCCAGTGTTGGATCTATCCAGTATCTTTGGATGACTGTAGCTAAAAAGTCTGCATCCGGATCTCTACTGCAAAACTGGAGTACGCCAGTTAGAGCTACTCCTTATGATGGCGTGGATGGCAAAAAAGGAGATACGGGTGCTACTATGGTGTATCGTGGGATCTATAGTAGCTCAAAGGTGTATTATGGTACTTCAAAGCGTGTAGATGCTGTAAAACACAATGGGCATTATTATGTTTCCAGGGTGGATGCTGGTAATGGCTTTCAAAATCATGCCCCAACCGATACAGCCTATTGGAATGACTTCGGAGCTGAGTTTGAGAGTATAGCAACCAATCTTTTACTGGCAGAAGGCGCAAATATAGGTGATTGGTTTATGTCTGGTGGAAAAATCGTATCGACACTATCAGATGGAAATAAAATCACTTTGGATGCTTCTATGGCACGAATTATTATTGAATCTTCTATGTCTGGAGGTGATTATTCACTACTCCAATACTTAGGATCAAGAATTAGTTTGGATGCCAATGGTGGAATTGTTAGAGTAGAAGCTAAAAATGCTCCATCTTATTCTACTGGTACTTCTTACCTCTCTGCAACAGGTATATTTGCAAATTTAGCTGGAACAGACGGTATGCCTTCTTCCTCTGGTTATACACATAGGGGTGCTTTAGTTGGATTGGGATTTGCCAATGTGAATAAAAACACCTGGTATATGAATGGAGATGAAACTATAGTAGCTGGTGTGTATGGTCGTGCAAGTAATAGCGGTACAGCACCCGCTTATGGTGGATTTTTTTATAACCTGAAAGCTATGGGTATATCCTTTCACATGAAATACATAACTGATAGCAGTAGCTATAGTGAACGGTTACTTAATGGAAATAACGCCATTGTTTTCAGCTTAACGAACAGGGGTACTACTCAGACTGTATATCTTCCTAATGATGGAGTAGAGGGTAGGATTATAATTGTGAAACAAATGGGACAGGGAGCATTAAGAGTTGATACGATTTCAGGGCAACACCTATATGATGATGATTCTGAAAATGACTATTTCGATATAGGTTGTGGAACTGTAGGTATATTCATGTTTGGCAAATATTCCATTAATGGAGTAAATAAAGAAATTTGGAGTGCTAACTTTTTTAAATGGTAATACTATGGTAGAATATGGATATATAAATGAAAATGGATATTTGGTATCAAAACGTCTATCCGATTACGTGGAGAAATACAAAGATGAGAACGAAGAAATTCAAGAACGGATAATTACAGTTGAAATGCAAATTTCTTCACTGGTTGATAATGGCTGGAAGCCTGTAGATCTAATGGATGAGAGTTTACGGATATGTGAAAATGGTTATCATGTGCGTATTATACCTTATGATGCTGGGGATCACATTGCTTATAATTACCAGAAGGTTCCTGATATTCAAAAAAACAAGTATGATATAAAGGCTTTAAAAGATCAGTTATTAGCAGATGATTATAAAATAACCAAATGTTATGAGGCTTCTTTGGTGGGTATGGAACTTCCTTATAATATTTCAGAACTACACCAAAAGAGGCAAGCGATCCGTGATGAAATAAATCGACTGGAAGCAATCATAGCCAGTATTGTATAATTTTGCCTTTAATGGTGTATATATACACCATTAATAGTATATTTGCAGTAATTATAGTAATGTGTACCAAATACTTTATAGAAACTCATGGAAGATGTAACAACTATTGCAAAGGGAATTAGCGACTGGGGTATGATGGCTATAACAGCAGCTTTTTTTCTCGTTCTATCAGCAGGGCTAATGATAGCCTGTTTCAAGTGGTTTAAGTCAATTATAAATGGCATAATCAACAGCACGGCTAAAACTATGACTGATTTACTGAATGAAACTCGTGCTCAAAATGAAATGCTTGCTGATATATCAGAAGGATTACGCCCAGAAACTCAACTGAGAATAAAAAACACTTCTTCTACCTATTTTGATTTATCAGTTGAGAAGGTTTGCCGATTGATTAAGAAAATCAGAGAGGAAAATCATATAGTAGATAGAAGGGCTACAGTTGATAAGATCCACAATTTAGTAAAAAACTTGCATGAGGATAGAAATAGCCGTTTTGATTGCTACACCTATAGAGGGAAAAAGCTATCAGCTTACACTAATCCTGATTGGGTAGAGTGGGTGGCAAAGGTTATTGAGGATGAGATCTATAATGAAAATGGTACTAACAATGGAAGAGCCTATACCAATGTACAGGCTGTATATGAAAATATAAAATTAGATTTTTATCACCGAATAAATAACTAAGTTATGAAGATTTTAATTGATAACGGACATGGTGAAAATACACCAGGTAAACGCTCTCCAGATGGAGTGCTTAGAGAGTATTTGTATGCACGTGAAATAGCCGATGATATTGTGCGTGAACTTGTGAAAAAAGGCTATGATGCTGAGCGTATAGTTAAGGAGAATGTAGATGTTTCACTGGCTGAGAGAGCACGTAGGGTAAATGAGTTTTGCGGAAAACTGGGTACTTCAAATGTTATCCTTATTTCCGTTCATTGTAATGCTGCTGGGTGTGGTGAATGGATGAAAGCTCGTGGATGGTCTGCATATACCTCAAAAGGGCAAACTAAGGCTGATAAGTTGGCTGATTGTTTGTATTCTATTGCTGATACTGTTTTTGTCGGGCAAAAGATCCGTAAAGATATGAGCGATGGAGATCCAGACTGGGAAGAGAATTTTTATATCCTTCAAAAAACGAAATGCCCAGCCGTTCTTACCGAGAACTTTTTCCAGGATAATAAAGATGATGTAGCGTTTCTCCTTTCCTCTGATGGTAAAAAGCAGATCGTAAAAGTTCATGTAGATGGTATCATTAAATACATTACGGAGTTATGAGAAAGATATTGGTGTATGCAAACATATTTTTGATAATATCCGTTCTGGGATTATCTTTCTTACTGAATAATGCAAGGGAAGAGAAAAAGCGATTGGCTAATAATCAAGAATCTCTTTTGTCAGACGTTGAGTATTATAAAACTGAATCTGGGAAAAATGCCGCTTCTGTTCAAAAGCTGGAGCTTACCAGGTCTGAGCTGGAAAAACATTGCAAAGATCTTACTCAGACTGTAGAAGATTTGGGCATAAAAGTAAAGAGGCTTCAATCGGCTTCTACTACTGTAACCAAAACAGAGGTGGAGATCCAGACTGTTGTACGTGATAGTATTGTGTATCGTGATCGCCCAGTTATTTTAAAAGCTATCAACTGGGAAGATCCCTGGATAAAATTGGATGGTATTTTGGATGGAATAGATTTTTCCGCTAAGATTCAAAGTGTAGATACTCTCAGCCATATAGCGCATAGAGTACCTAAGAAGTTTCTTTTTTTTCGCTTTGGAACAAAGGCGGTCAGATTGGAGGTAGTAAATAAGAATCCTCATAGCAAAATTGTATATACAGAATATATAGAACTTAAAAAATAGGTATTAGTAGAACTTTTTGTTTTTGAAACGTGCCTGCTGGGAAGTATGCACGTTTTTTTGTACCTTTGCACTATCCGAGATCAAAATCGGTGTTGCATTAGTGAGATCCTTACTGCTTTCGGGTGGTGGGGATCTCCTTTTTTTTATATCTTTTCTACAAATATTCTACAAAAACGATAAAAATCACTGTAATATACTGATAATCAAATATAGAACGAAGGTTTCCTAAACAGATACTATCTTTTGAGCCAAAGGTAGGCAAATGGTTTGAAAAGCAAAAGAGTTCTTTGATAAAATGTAACTGAAAAAACACTATAAGCCCTTGTAGTTCAACGGATAGAACAAGCGTTTCCTAAACGTTAAATAGCAGTTCGATTCTGCTCAGGGGTACAAAATGACATATTTTGGTAGTGTACGGCTTCCACAGAATCCGCAGAATAAAGCTACTTTTGCAGTAAAATGTTCTACAAATATTCTACAAAAAAGATATGGCTACATTTAAAGCGGAGGTTTACGCCCATCAAAAGAAGAAGGACGGAACCTATAATATTAAGATAAGAGTTACGCACAATGGCGAAAAACGCTATCTGGCTACACCTTATTTTATATATAAAGAGGATATTACCCAGAAAACTTGTAAAATCAAGAATCAGCACTATATAGATCTTACTGATGAATTGATTAGAAAGTATCGCAAAAGGTGTGATGTTTGGGGAGAGAGGCTAAAAAAGGTGAACGTGGATAAAATCGTAGAGATAATAACCTCAGAAGATCCTGGAGAAAGATTTGATTTGGATTTTATAGCTTATGCTCGTAAGTTCGTAGAGAAACTGATACAGGAAAATCACGAAGGAAACGCCAGAACCTATAAGGTGGCAATAAATAACCTGGTGAAGTTTGTAGGTAGAGAATCTATTAGTATTCACGAAATAAACTCAAAATTCGTTTCTGATTGGATCGACTGGATAAAAAAGCAACCAGCTCCACCAAAAAAGAAAAAAGGTGAGAGAGCGCAATCCTCATACCCATCTTGTTTAAGGGCAATACATAATCAGGCAAAGGTGGATTTTAACGATGAAGATTCAGGAACAATAAGAATACCTTTATCTCCATTCAAAAAACTTCCTAAAGTACCAGTTAGCCGAAAAAGGGCTTTAGAAATAAACCAGGTGAAAAAAATAGCAAAGCTGGAATATTCTAAAATTAGGCAACCTGGAAACAGTAGGTTTAATTTAGCAAAAGATATATTCCTCTTAAGTTTTGCTCTGGTAGGTATGAATACTGTAGATTTATACGAATGTGATTTATATAAAGATGGACGTATAACATACCAGAGAAAAAAAACAAAGAATAGAAGAGAAGATAAAGCTGAGATTTCTATAAGGGTTGAGCCTGAGATACAAAAGCTGGTAGAAAAATATCGGGATCCTAAAGGAAAAAGAGTTTTTTGCTTTTATCATTCTTATTCCAGCGTTGATGCTTTTAGTGCAGCTCTAAATAAAGGATTAAAGAAAATTGGGAAACTGATCGGAGTTGATGATTTGGAGTTTTACGCAGCCAGGCATAGCTGGGCTACAATCGCCAGAAATGATGCGGACGTAGATAAGTACACTGTACACTCTGCATTAAATCATGTGGACGAAGAAATGAAGGCAACCGATATTTATATAAAGAAATCCTGGGATCCTATAGATCGTGCAAACAGGAAGGTATTAGATCTCGTGAAATTAGATCTCGGAAATTTGGAAGAGCCAATGACTGAGAATTATATAAAAAAGCATTTTTGCTTAAGCAATTTGCCTAAGCAAAAGTAAACAAGCAACATTATACTGAAATTTGAGGTATTGTGTTGATAATTAGCGTTTAGGCTTTTGCTTAAGCAATTTGCCTAATCATTTTGCTTAAGCAATTTGCTTAGGCAAATATAGTAGCAAAATAGAGATTTTGCTTGTACTTTTGCTTAGGCAATTTGCTTAGGCAAAATTTGTTGTATCTATACATTTGCTATCGAAATAGTGTGTAACAAACTGTTTTATAGTAAGTTATAGATATGTTTTGTCGTTTTGTTTTTTCTTGAAAAATCCATTTTGCTTAGGCAAATTGCTTAAGCAAAACTAAAACGGGATAATATATACTATTTATATAATAGATAAGTATTAATATAATAGAGAGTATATATAAAGGGTTATTAGGGGAAATAATAAAGGTGATACATAAATGCACCACCTTTACAACTATGAGAATGTTTTCCCTTTTCCAGTGAGTAACCATTTGGCGTTTACTCCATATTCCTCAATCAGAGGAACCAGCCAAAAGGTTTGGAATAAATTTCTTTCTTCACTTTTACGCAAAGCCTCCAGATTTCTTCTATCTATACCATAACTGGTACAAAAGGCTCTGATACTTTTAATTTTACTCATTGTTACCAGTGCATCCAGAGCCTCAAAGAATCTTTCCACTATAGGTCTATTAGCTGCTGCACTACTCATTACACCAATATTTTATATTTTAGATAATCAATATCTTGTTTCAATTTCTCCAGGTGAGATGTTGGAAGGTTGTTTATGGTTGCTTTATCAATAGCTTTACTCAGGCAAGTTTGCACCTCAAAAATACGATCTACATCTACTGGGGATCCATTCACATAATTAGAGAACTGATTTTTATACAGCTCTATTACAAGGTTGCTATATTCTTCCATACTTCAATATTTTATTTGTTTATGCCCGAAAGCTATTTTGCAACGGCACATATTGCATTGCCTCCCTCCTGGGCATTCATTTTTTTGCTTTCCTCTAATTGAGCTAAGAGGCTACCAATTTCTCTATTCAATCGCTCTATCTCTTTATCCTTCTCTACAAGCATCGAATAAGGAGCTATAAGTTTCTCATTCATCATTTGTATTATCTGCCTGGAAAAAGCGTCTGCTCCAGCAAATAATAAATCTTTGGCATCCGTTCTCACCTCTTCTGTTTTTTTAGTCTGCTTTTGCTCTTTATTTATGGAGGTAATATTACCTATATCATAACTGCAAATATTACCAAAACGCTCCTCCAGGATAGCCCTTTTATCCTGGGGTAAATCCTTAATACCCTTCTCAACATGGGAAACAAAAGCCTGACCGCATGAAAGAATATCTGCTATTTCATTCTGCGTTAAATTTTTATCTTTCCTAAATCTCTTTAAATCAAACATTTATGAGCGTTTTTATTGGTTTTGCAAAAATATTACCTAAAATATTACCTAATTTACTTGGTAATATTGGTAATACTACCTATATTTGCATCGTAACAAAAGTAATAACACCACAAATATAGGAAATATTACCTGTATGCGTGCTAATTTTTAACGTGAAATGAGCAAAATAACCCAAATGGACTATCCTACTTTCATTCAGATGTACAAGGAGTTACCCGATAGAAGTGCTATTAAGGCTCCTAAGACTGAATTTGTGGAAAAAGTAGCTGCTTTAACTAAAAAATCGGTTAAAACAGTTAGATGTTGGATTGCTGGCACGCAAAAGCCTGATGCTTTGGCTCAGTCAATCCTGGAGAAAGAGTTTAATATTCCAGCTTCTTCTTTATTCCCACCAAAAGAGTAAAACTATGAAAGCTATTGAATTTTACACTACGCCTGAGGGAGATGTTACCATGCGCCCAGTAGGAGAAGCGGAAAGGCAACTGAAAGAAACTGACGAAGATTTTGTTCAGGCTTTCTTAGGTGTTCTCAGGGAGTTCTACCCAGAAGCGTATGAGGCTTTAATGGAGATATATTCTAAAAGCTCTAATAATAAGCGATATAGGGATTTTATAGCGGTAAGGAGATTTATCAAATGCAATTTCGGATTGTATGATAATATGATAGATGTAGATGAGAGCTGGAATTTCAACTTTGAATTTGTTGGTTGCCCTTTGAGGGGTGAGTGCAAGTATGATAAAGTTATTTGCGCTCCAAAATTCAATTCTAAGTTATCTGATAGACAACTGGAGGTAATGGAAATGCTTTATCATGGAAAAAGTGATTCAGAAATAGCGGAAAAGCTATTTATCTCTCTCGACACAGTAAACAATCATCGTAAAAATAGCTATCGGAAAGTGGGGGTACATTCAATGCCTGACTTTATGCGGTATGCTATGACAAATAAACTTTTCAAATAACCATAATGCAACACTGGTATGAGTAAGAAAAATCTTTCGTGGGAAACCACATTTAACACTGCTGAAAACCTTATGATACACACGTTCTCGGATCGTGTAAAGGTTGTTTCAAACATTAAAACTGGTCTGGTAAAAGTCCTAAAGGATGGTAACGTAATTAACTCGGTGAATAATCCTGCCATAACAGAATATGAAAAGTTTCTGAAACAGGTTGCTGAGGATGCTAACAAATTGAATGAGTTTGCTGCTGGGTAATGATAACACTGGAGTTATATGAGCTTAAAAATCTCTGTAAAGATATGGCTGAACTTGGAGCTGCTAATTATGCAAAAATGCTCTTCCCTGCTAAGGATCTTATCTCACAGAGGGAGGCTTATAGATCCTTTGGAGAAGCTCGTGTAAAAAGATGGGTAACTCAGAAACTTGTAAATAAGTTCAGAGGTGGCACTACACAGCGTTCCAAAGTCCTATACTCCAGGGCTGAATTATTAGCGGTTGATAAATCGGAACAATTAGATAATTACATAAATAAGTTATGAGCAAAGAAGTATTCATTAAGAAATTGATCCTTAAGAATTTCAAGAAAGTTCGGGATCTTACTATTACTTTCACCGATAAAGAAACCTTTATATGCGGCGAAAATGGAACTTGTAAAACAACGATAGTAGATGCGTTCTACTGGTTATTGTTTGGTAAGGATAGTACCAACAGAGCAGATAGTAACTTTAACATTAAAACACTTGGTAAAGACGGTAAGCCAATTTTGCGCCTAATCCATAGTGTAACTGGTGTTTTGTCTGTAAATGGTAGGGAAATAGAACTACAGCGTAATTATGTTGAGAAATGGGGTAGCGGTGTAAATTCTGATATACTACAAAACCATGCTACAGAGTTCTATTTGAATGGCGTAAAGCTAAAAACAAAAAAGGAATACGATGCTGAGGTAGCAGCTATTATACCAGAGGACGTATTCAGAATGATTACTAACCCCTTCTTTTTCCCTTCAATGAAAGCAACCGATCAGAAAGCTATGCTTATGGATATGGCTGGTAATGTTTCTGATGAGGAGGTGGCTACTCTTAAGCCTGAGTTTTTGGAGTTGCTAAGTAATATTACTGGTAGATCTCTGGAGCAATACGGAAAAGAGATAGCTGCTAAGAAGTCTGCGATAAAGGATGAGCTGAAAGGTATTCCTTTGCGGATTGATTCAGTGCGTGATGCTATGCCTGAGGCTGAGGATTGGGTAGCCCTGGATGCTGAAATTGCGGATAAAAAGGCAAAGCTGGAAGAGATAGACAACCAGATAAGTGATAAGTCAAAACAAGTAGAGGCTGCTTATAATGAAAAGGCTAAAATTCAGCAGAAAATCAATGCAAAGAAGCTGAAAAGATCT